GCCCGTTCAGCGCATCAATCTCCGCCTGCCCATTCGCCACAATCGCGTCGAGGCGTTTGATCTGGTCGTTCAGCGCGTCGAGCGACTTCTGCTCGATCGACAGCGAATCGTCAGTGATGTCACCCAGCTGGGCGATATCGTTCTGCGTGCGCAGCAGATCGAACATGTAGTCTTCGCGCGAGCCGAACTGCTTCGAAGCGTCTTGCGTGACCGCACCGAGCGCCTTCTTCAGCGACTCGACTTGCGCATCCGACAGCGTGCCGCCTGCTTTAGTGATTGCCAGGTCAGACCGGATTTCGGCCTGCGCCATCGATCGCGCGAACAGCTTCTGTTCTGGCGATTGAAGGCTATCGAGCGTGCTGTGAAGCGCCTGCGACAGGCTTTGCAGTTTGTTGAAGGCTGCGGTATGCGTGTCGACGCTCGTCTGGATCGCCGACTTCTCTCGCGACACCACTTTCTGGAGTGCGGAGTACATATCGCTAACCCCGCCCAAGACGGCGCTGGCCGAGTCTTTGGCCGCCTTGACAGCTTGGATCTGGTCGAACAGCGACCGGTTGCTCTCGTCGAGCGCGGCGCGCTGCTTGGCCAGTAGCTGAGTTGACGACATGACCAGCTCGTCCAGTTGGTCTTGCAGGCCTTTACGCTCGTCAGCCACCCGCTGCGCTTCCTTCAGTCCTTGCACTTGGTCGAACAGTGCACGGTTGCTGAGATCCAGCGCGTCTCGCTGCTTCGCCAACAACTGCGTTGACGACATCGTGAGTTGGTCAAGCTCGTCCTGCAGACTTTGGCGTTCCTGAAGGGCCTTCGTTGCCGTCTCAGGGTGTACCTGGGCAAACACCTCACCAAGAGCCAACAGCGAGTCGAGCTGCTTGGCGCCCGACTCCGTCGCTGCGGCGCCCGACGTGATCAGATCATCGACCAGAGCCTTGAACTGGTCCCGCGTTGTGGGGATCGAGCTAAGGCCCAAGCTGGCGAGCGCCTTGTCGAGCGCCTCGGCTACTGGCTTGATACGCTCGGCGTCCGTCAGGAAGTTCTGGTTGAAGAACGCCGCTTGCGAAGACAGCGCCGACAGGCCGCCGGCGAGGTCGATCAACTGCTCACGAGCCTTTGCCGACTCCAGGCCGGTCGAGCCGAACAGCGAACTGGCAGAAAAGCCCAGCAGCTGCGCGATTTGGTCGGTGCCTTTGAAGTCACCAGCCAGCCGCTCGAGCGCCGCGGATGCGGTCTCGCCCGACTTCGACAACTCGTCCAGGTTCGGAACCAGCTTCTTCGCGATCTCGTCGCCGATCCCGCTGAAGAAGTCCGTGACGAGCTGCTGATCCTTCGCAGCGTCACCGGTCAACTTCAAATCGAAGGTCTTGGAGTAGTCCTTGATCCAGTCAGCCTGCACGCCCAGCGACGAAGCGAAGCCGCTCGAAGCGCCCTCGATCGTCGCCAGACCCTGCGTGAACTGCTTGACCATCTCATCGGTGAAGGCCTTCGATTCGGTCCAGTTGCGATCGCTGCTGAACCAGCCCCCATCTTGGTGCAGTTGTTTGTAGCTGTCTCCCGTCAGCATGCTTGCCGATAGCGTGCCGCGATAGCCCTGCGACTCCACTTCGGTATCACCGTGGCCGAAGGCAGATTTGAACAGCTTCGCGCCTACGATTGCACCCAGAGCGATCGGAGCTACCGTGCCGACCGCCATGCCGATACCCGAAGCGATGCCGCCCGCCGTTCCGGTGGCGATCAGTGAGCCGGCAGCGCCGAGAGAACCGCTCAGCGTGGTGGCTCCGGTTAGCCAGCCGGCGCCCGCAGCCAGCGAACCACCAACGCCGCCCGCACCAAACAGCGATCCAAGTCCAGCGGCAGCGCCAACTGCTGTTCCAGCGCTGGAAACACCACTCCCGGCGGCTGTAGCGCCAAGCACCCCCTGCTTGCTTGCGATCTCGCCGGCAATCGCCGTCGGACTGATGCCCATGAGGCTTCCGACCAACTGCACGACGATCGGGCGAGCGAACATGTTGTAAATCTGGTCGGCCACCGACGTCTTGAACGTGGTGACAAGCGAGCGGGTGAACGACGCCCATCCGTCCTTGCCGTGGTTCAGCATGTCCGCGAAGCCCTGCTGGAAGACTTGACCGTATTGGTCGACTGCCTGCTTCCAGGCGTCGTAGCGCTCCTGCTTTGCGGCGCCATCCATCAGTGCGGCCGCACGCTCACGAATTGCCGCGGCTTCCTTGCGGATGTTCTCGGCCCGTTCACCGGTCAGATCCCACCCTTCGGCGACAATCGCCTTTGCCTCCTTCTGAGCGGCGATGTCGAGCAGGCGCGCGGCCGTCAACCCGGCAATTTGACGCTGGCTCAGGCCAATCTGCTCGTTGTAGTCGGTCTGCGCCAACGTCAACTGCTCTTCGTTCCGGCGCGAAGCTTGCTCGGCTTCAATCAGAGCCGCAGAGTTGTTCACCGCTTGACGGTATCGGCGCTGCTCTGCCGCAAACAGATCGTTCGTGCGCTGGATGCGACGGCTCGTTACCTGCTCGTCTAGTGCGTCGATCTGGCCCAGCAGATCCTTCTGCTCCTTGATGCTGTTGGCCTTCAGCTTTGTCTGTACCAGTTCGGCGTCTAGCAAGGTACGCTTACGCTGCAATGCTGCGATTTCCTCGTTAGCCGTTGCGTTGATTGAGTCATCCTCGACCATCGAGCCGGCTGCGCGCTCTGCAGCGATCCGGGCGACCTCGCGCTGGGTCAGTACATCAGCGACCGCGTCGCGCCGTTTCAAAGCCGCGATGTTCGACTCGATGCCGGCGTTGAAGATGTCCGCGTACGACTTACGGATATCCGAGACGCGCTTGTCGATGTCAGCCTGCGAGAGCTGCGCTGCGGCGCCTTCATTCCGTGCACGGGTAACGTCTCGCTCAAGCTGCGCTGCGCGACTCAGGTACTTATCGCCCTCAGTCAGCCACCTGTTGCGCGCCTCTGCGACCTGCACCGCATCGGCTTCGGCTTTGGCAGCGGCACGGGTTGCGCTATCCTTGTCGCGGATCGCATTGATCGCCCGCTTGTTGGCCTCCAGCTCTGCCTCGTACGAGGCAACGTCGGCAGGGAGGTTTCGCTTCCGAGCCCGCGCCAAATTTTCTTCGAGCTTGGCGCGGTCGTCCAGCAGGCCATTGATCTTGTCGAAGTTGGTAGCTTCACGACCGCCAGCGAAGTCGATTACAGCATCAGCCGCGCCACTTACGGCACCCTTGATCCGAATCCAGCCGCGCTCCCAGTCAGTCAGCGCATCGAGAACCTTCTGACGCTGGCGGTCGATGCCGTCTGCATAGGCCTTCTGGGCGACGTCGGCCGCTTCTTGCGCCCTGCCCTGGTCTTGCAGAGCCTTCACCTGGGCGTAGGTAGCCGCCGTGATGAAGTGGTACTTCTCGTTTATCTTGTCGAGCGCGGTCAGCGGAGAGCGCCCCAGCTCGGCGAAGTCCGTCGCCGTATCCGCCACACTGCGGCCGATAACTTTTTGAACCTGGACAGCGACGGCGCCGAATTTCTGCAGGTTCTCTGCCGAGACTTGCCCGGTCGAGACGAGCGCGACCAAAGCCTCAGCGGCAGCACCTTGTGACCCGGTGACGACCGAAATCTCGCGTGCAGCCTGCGCCAATTGGTCGGCCGTGGCGCCCGCGGCATTTCCGGTCAACGCAATGGCACGCGAGTATGCCGAGGCCTCTTCAGCCCCAGTCTTGTACGCAACAGCCAAGGCAATGGCTGCGCCTGCGGCGACGGTGTACGGGTTGATCAAGCCAGTGATGTACCCACCCAACGCACGCGCGGCGGCACCAGTGCTGCCGAACTGGTCACGAAGCTGGCCGCCCTGCTGCAGCAGGACCGTAAGCGGCTGCTGCCCGCCCTGGAGCGCGGTCACGACATCGGTGAATTGCGCGGGCACGGTACGCATCGCTGCGGCCATTTGTGCGGCCGACGCGCCAGCAGACGCCGCAGTGCGTGCTTGAGCCTGCTCGACCGCACGAAGCTGAGCGACGTATGGCGCCAACCTGCCACCCGGGTCAACGTTGCGGATCCGGGCAAGGGACTCCACAAAATCGGCGCCCGAGCGCGCTCCCGCCTGAGTCGCAGCAATCGAGCGCTGAGTCATGCTGATCAGGTTGCGCTCCGCGGCCTCAATTTGAGCCGTAGAACGCTGGACGGCTGCAGCCATCCTACCTTGGCCTGCCTCGACACTTTGCGCGGCCGCAGCGGCGCCCGAGCCAACACCAGAAACGGCCCGCTCGGCACGTTCGCCGGCCTGGGTGACCTGCTGCGCCATTTGGCCGGCCTGCTGCCCGATCTCTTGGAACCCAGCACGGGTGCGGGTAGTGTCTACCTCGGCAACAAGCTGTACGCGGCGCTCTTCGGTCATGTCATTCCTTCGTGTTCATCGCTCCCAGAGCGGCGAATTCCATCGTCCGGATATCCGCCTC